ATTACTGTTTGAACTTGCTTTTGCTAATACATCTGCAAAATGTGCACTTTCACTAGCTTTCATTTGGAATGCTGTGAGGCTATCCGTTACAATATCTGCTGTTGAACCTAATTCTTCTCCACTAGCCGCAGCTAGATTCATAATCCCGGGCAAACCATCAAGCATATCATTTGTCTTCCAGCCCGCTAAACTCATAAAGCCCAATGCATCCGCACTTTCATTAGCACTAAATTTAGTAGTAGCACCCATTTCTTTAGCTTTATCAGTTAATTTTTGCATATCATCAGCTGTTGCACCACTTATAGCTTTTACTTTAGACATTCCAGCTTCAAATTTTGTACCAACACTAATTGCATAAGCACCTATTCCAAGAAGCGCTGTGCCTACTCCTGCTATTGCTATGCCTATACCCTTTAATGCTTTGCTTGCAACGCCACTTAAACTTTTTAATCCAGCTGTTGCCCCCGAATTATCTATCGAAGTATCAATTATTATAGAGCCGTCTGAGATTGTTCTCACCTCCTTTTAAACAACAAAAAAGCACCTACATTTCTGTAAGTACCTCATTTATAAGAATATTTCATTTTCTAATTCTTTTACTTTAATTCTGTTTTTAACACTTTGTATAAATCCAGTCCAATTTGCGAACCCTATTGTTTTAAAAGACAACACTTTAATTGCTCCATCTACTTCATAATTTATTACTGTATAATAACTAACTTGATTGCCTTTGTTTGTTCCTACACCACTTATTCCGCCAACTATTGCCCCAAGTGGTCCAAGTACAACTCCCCCAACTAATGCCCTGCCAACTGTACTTTTATTCTTCTCAATTATTTGTTTATCGCTTACGCTTTCGATATTAACTATCTTACCATAGCTTAAACACACACTAGATGCGGTACAACCCTTTGGAGTAATAACAACGCATTGTTTATCATCATCAAGCTTAAGTTCCACCATAGCACCACCATAGCCCTTTAAACCATCTGCATGTTGCAAATTGACCTTTACGCATTCTTTTTTCTTGCCGAATATACCCATGTATTCACTCCCTATATCGTATTAAAATAATTATATACTTATATAGCAAGTTTTACAATAGCTTGGATAAATCCCCACCATTTATTAAAGCTTCTTGTATCATATCAATTTTTTCAGTTTCATCTTTTGAAATATGGCTTTGTATTTTATACAATTCCTTCATTTTCTTGTAATGCTTTTTCTCTTCCTTATCCTTAATTTTATTTAGGTCCATAGAACGATAACCCATGATTTTAACTATTTCATTATCTTCTTTAAGAGACTTAAATAAAGCTTTGAACTTCCACCAATGCAAATTAGCATCTTGCAAATCAATTCCATACTGGTCTAAAAATGCACTATAGATATAATCATCATCAAAATTAAAATCGTAAATCTGTGTACTCTTGCCTTTACCATTTCCCTTTGATGTAATTATATCTTTACCACACCTATAAAACCATAATAGTTGTTCCATAGCTAAATTAATATTTTCAGGAAGTTTGGGATAGTAGAGTATTAAAGCCTGCTCTATTTTCTGCATATCATTTAGTTCATTATCACCCATCATTATTTCAAAGAGCATAGAAGTTCTAAAATCTGAATTTATATCGTATTCTATGCCTTTTATCTCAACTTTTAAAGGCAAAATATCTATAAGTATATTATTTTTGAGCACGTTTTTGCGCCCTATTTGGAGAATATTTATTGCTTATTTTTTCTAATTCTTTCTTTTGCTCGTTTACATTTTCAATTAATTCTTCAAAAGCTTTTAAGCAAGTCATTAAGTTAACTTTAGCACCAAATATCTTTTTATCAGTACCCTCACCAAAAATAGTATTAAAACAATTAAACACAGCATTGCATTGTATTCTAATCATAGCAGATAAGCCTGTGTCTTCTAATTTCTTTGATGCCTCTGCTTCTTCTTGTACTTTTTTTACCGCAATTTCATATTTTTCAGCTGTATCAACATCATAAATATCTAAATCTTCTAAATCCACATTATTAATTTTCATTTAAATTCCCCCTTATTTTAAGCTATTGCCCATGAACTAGTTAATGTTGCGGTCATGGTTACATCCACATCTATAAATGTAAATGTTGTTGTATTGGCTGGTATTCCAATAAACTTGCTATCCACTGTACTAAAAGTGATTCCAGGTACTGAAATTTCTGTAATTGCACCAGTAGCAGTATAACTAAGTTCTAAGGTTTTGCCGGTAAAGCTCTCAACGAATGTTTTTGCTGTTGCATCAAATGTTCCTTCGATTGGGTCCGTTTTACCTAAAAATGAGCCACTAACTCCTAGTTCTCCATCGTTGTCATCGAACGAATCAACTTGTACGGCAACATTGAATTTTCTCGCTCTGTATGTTCCTGCAGCTATTCCCGGTTTATCTAAATCTACGATTACATAAAGTGTTTCTGTGTCAGCACCGGTTTTCTGCATTTCACCTATATCCATAATAAAATTAATTGCTACTTCTGATATTATTTGATCTGTGTTATAACTTGTTGCCCACTCATAACCTGTTATAGCCTGTGTTGCACTTGCTTGATTGATATATCGTTTAGAACTTGTTTGAGCGCCAGGGCTTTCATTAAGCTCTGTAAAACCTGCCCCTAATAACTCGTAAGCATCTGCAACCATTAAATAATTTGCTTGGGTCCTTCTTTGTCTAATTGCCATAATTTTTCATTCCTCCATTTTCTTATTTTTTCTTTAAATACTTTAATCGAAGCGAAATTTGGTACTGTGCAGTATCTTCTGAAACTGCAAACGCATAACCTGTTGAGGTTACCTTAATTTCCATAACCTCTAAATTATTATCCAATAGAGGGAATTCTTCATTGTCGTTTTTAGTTTCAATCTCATCAGCAAATGTTTCATAGAAACCAGAGTTATCAATATTCTGTAGTACATCACTTCCATACGGTTCCCTACTCGTAAATATAAAGGCATACTGGCGAATACTATCACCATTTACATATTTCTTTATAATAGGATTTATGGGCATTTCCTCAATGGAGTAAGTATCCACATTAGGATCTAAATAGTTTACATTAACTCTAATTGCATTATTAAACATTTCTAAGCAATCCATATTTCTTATAAAATTTCTTATATTTTCTATTATCATCTATGACCTCCACAAAAGGATGCGATGGTTTGTACTATATCATCGCCATTATCAATCCAACTTCTATTACTCCACATTTTGCCACGTTTGCCACCCATAGAATCGCCTTGTCTACCCATACCTTTGTTAGTATAAAATTGTTTTTTAGCATAAGGTGCTGAATATGTGATTTTATCAGTTCCAATAGTTATCATCATGTCCTTAAGTCGCCCAGTATCATAAGGGATGTAATTGTTGAAATTTTTCGCACATTCTTTAGTAAATTTAACTTGACCAGCTCCATTTTTATTCAACGCTCTTTTAAGTAATATTTTCTGCGTAGGATCCATATTTATTTTAATGCTCATTACTTGCCCTCAATTTCAAAGTGATCGCTTAATTTATTAACTGACATAATATTGACTACATCATCAAACCCACTTTCAAGTCCTGCAATATTGTAAGGCTTAATACCAGTTATCTCAAAATCAATAATACCTTTTACAACTTTATCACCCATTGCAAATGTAAAATAATTAGTTCTTTCTACATCTGTTAATCTTGAAAATTGTTTAGGAGATATATAATCATCTAGTTTATCTATAAAAATTAAAATTGAATCAGCCATCAATAAGCCATTAGAGGTCACTGTAGCATTTCTTTTACCTTGCCAGTTAACTCCAACAATAACAGTCCTTTGATACATCTCATATCCGGTCATTGTGTCATAGTACTTATTGTAAATTGTTATATCTGTATTGGGGAAAAGTACTCCCATTTAATCACCCCATCATCCTCACGTAAGGCATTGGTAATAACATTTTCACACTGTCATTAACTGACCAAGCTTCAATGTTACTTTCAAATGTAACTGACTGAGTACCTTCACTTTTAGATTTTATTCCTGTAGTTTTAATTGCTTTGATTTCAGTTGCATTTTCTATCAATTCATCAATAGCTAATTCAAACTTAACCATCATAAAATCATCTGTATATTTTAAATTTCCATTAACATTTAAATAATTTTTAATTGTAAGCACTGCTTTCCTTTGTTCCTTTGTTAAATCCATGATTACCCTCCTTTAATTACTAAAAGAGGGTTGTTAGCCCTCTTAATCTTAAGCTAATGTTATTGTTGCAATCCCTAACTCGTCTGCGTGTGGAAAACTTGGGATTACAGTAGCTGCTGCTTTTGTAAACTCTGCAACTGGATCAACATTCGTATAAGTTCCTACAAAAACATTTCCAACCATGCTTGCGGTTTCCATGTTGCCATCTCCGATTAACTTTACTTCTTCNGCNGTTANNCCATAAATTGTTTCTCCTAAATCTGAGGATCCAAACATACTAATTATGTTTTCAGGNAAGTATCTTACTGTTGAGTACCCAGTAGCTGTTTCAACTTTGTACTTAGCCTCATTTACTAATAAAATAGGTAAATCAGATTGGGATAGCAAATCATTTAGTAACGATAAAGTTACAAGCTTATCTGAATTGGTTCCAAAAATTGCTTTTTTGATTGAAGTAGTAGCACAAATAGCTTTTACTATTTTACGAGAAGTCATTGCTCTAGCAGGTCTACTTCCACATGATGTTTCAACCGCAGTAGCAATTGTTTCCAAGTCAATAAGTGGTGTAGCTGTAGTTGGAGCTGACCAGTTAAAAGGTAACTTATTTCCAGCAGGTACTAAATAATCTATAGTAACTGCAACGCCATTTTCATTTATTGCAATTTTACCTGTTGAAAGAACTTCCATTCTCATCGCTTCAACTCTGACTTTTATTCCTTCTTCCATTTTATCAGCATCTTTATAAAGTTGGGCCAATACAAATGCTAACTCAGCATCATTTCGTGGATTTTGGATTTTGATTAATTCTTTTTCTGTGATCTTAATTTGTCTTTTGATAAGAGCTAAACTTGCAACGCCTTTTTCAATAGCCTCTCTACTAGCTAATTGTGTTTTTGTATCAAAAGCATGAACAGATGCACTAACAGGAAGTCCACCAGAACCTAATATCATATCAAATTCTATGTCTTGGATTTTCTTTTCAGGGAACAGAGCCTCACCTAACATTGGTGCAACCGCTCTTTCCTTGAAATAATTTATAAGTTCGTTCGTGTTAAATACTTCTACTAATTTTGGCATGTTATTATTCCTCCTCTATTATCTAAATTTTAATTCTGGTAAAGCTTCTTTGATTAATACAACTGCGGCTGCGGCAACTCCAGCAAATACTCTATCTGCTCTTAAGTAACCCTCAACCATTATAGAAGCTGGAGCATCACCATTTGTAACATCTACTGTTTGGTA